AAAGTGCTGTCAGAAGAAACAAAATTAAAGATATCTGAAGGCCATAAAGTTGGTGGGATCGGTCACAAGAAAGTCAGAAGTGATGGGTACATTTATGTTTATTTCATAGATCACCCGAAAAGTAGTGCGGAAGGATACATCATGGAACATATTTTAGTAATGGAAGCAATCATTGGAAGACATTTACTCGATAACGAGTGTGTTCATCACAAAAATGAAAAACGATCTGATAATCGGAAAGAAAACCTGGAATTGATGACAAAAAGTGAACATATGTCATACCATGCGCATAAGCGTCATGATGAAAAGAAAAGGAGAACGGCATGAATCGCGTGATCCTCGTCGGCCGTCTAACCAGGGACCCCGACATCAAAAACACCACATCCGGTAAATCAGTGGCCAGCTTCACCCTCGCAGTCGACCGCCGCTTCAAAAACAAAGACGGTCAGAAAGAAGCGGACTTTGTGCCAATCGTAGTGTGGGGGAAGCAGGCAGAATTTGCCGGTCAGTATTTATCGAAAGGTAGTCAGATCGGAGCATCCGGGAGATTGCAAGTCAGGAGCTATGATGCCCAGGACGGCCAGCGCCGGTATGTGACGGAGGTTGTTGCGGATGAGATCACATTTTTAAGCAGCAAGAAGGACGGCGGCAATAACACCAACACCCAGCAATCTAGCGATAACACGAATATGTCAGCTATTGGCTTGGATGAAGACTTCCACCTGATGGCAGATGATGACGATATACCTTTTTAATCGCTTTTTATAAATTTATATATAGAAAGACCAGTATTCTAAATCCAGCGGAAGGGCGGGGTCGTAAGGCCCCGTAAGGGTAGCTTAATGAAATGGCAATAAAACGAATCGTTGATACCGGCTTCTGGACTGACGACAAGGTTGTCGACGAATTCAGCCCGGAAGATCGATATTTTATGCTTTATCTGATGACGAACCCCCATTCATCACAATTGGGAATTTATAAATTTAACAAGCGGATCATGGCCTTTGAGATGGGTTATAGCGTTGAAGCAGTTTCGGTAATGCTGGAAAGATTCCAGGATAAATACAAAGTGATCATTATCTCCGAAGAAACAAATGAAATCGCCATTCTCAATTATTTGAGGTATTCAATCATGAAGGGCGGAAAGCCTGTTGAGGATTTATTGGTTCGGGAAATTGGTGAAATTAAAAATAAAGATTTGATCGGAAAAGTTTTTGAGCATATCAGAAGTTATGAAAATCTAAACATTACGGTCTTAAAAGTCATCGAACAAAATCTTTCTATTTCTAATATAAATGATAATGATAATGAGAATGAGAATGGAGAATCGTATACCGATACGCCCCACGAATCGTGTAACGAATCGTATGACGATACGTCAAGCGATCCTGTAAAAAAAATGGATAAAATTCAGGACGTTGTTGACCTATTTAATGCCGTTGTTCCCAGTATGCCTAAAGTAAAAAGCCTAACAGCGACACGAAAGAAAAATATCACATTACGGCTTAAAGATTATGGCATGGAAAAGATCGTTGAAGTATTTCACAAAGCTGAGGCCAGCGATTTTCTTTGTGGCAGGATCAAGGAGTGGAAAGCAGGGTTTGACTGGGTGATGAAGCCTGAGAACTTCGTGAAAATCATGGAAGGTAATTATGACAATAAAACGAGTAAGCAACAGGAAGTTACCAATAACCCATTTTTAAAAATGGCAATGGAAGGAGTATTTGATGACGAGTAAAGAAGCAAATAACATTCTGGCGATTCTAAAAGCTGCATACCCGGCAGGATATCAAAAAGTTACGGAGCCGGATTTGATAGTTACCGTGAAATTATGGGCGAAAACATTCAAAGACTGGAAATATTCAGATGTCGAGAATGCAGTCGGGGCTATTATAGCGACCCGAAAATCTGACTTTCCACCCTCGCCAGGCGTCGTCATGGATCAACTCATAAAAAACACCACGCCACCGGAAATGACTGAAATGGAAGCCTGGGAGCTGGCATTCAAAGCAATCAAGAATTCGGCCTGGCACGCAGAGGCTGAATTTAAAAAACTTCCTGAAATCATTCAAAGATCAGTTGGGTCACCGGAAATGCTGAGAAGCTGGTCGGGTATGGATGCTGGAACGGTGAATAGCGTGGTGCAGTCGAACTTCATGAGAGCCTTCAGAAGCCGGAAAGAACAAGACCGGGAATACCTGGCGCTGCCCGAGGAAGTGAAAAACAAGATATTGGCGTTGAGTGAGGGGATTGGAGCATGATCGATGGCTTTAACTACGAATGCGAAAAATGCGATCAAAAAATAACAAAAAGCGACGGACTACACTGCAAACTGGACCCGGACGATTTAAACCCGCTGTGCCCGAAGATTGTGGTTTATGGGGAAAAGGAGAAAGAAAATGAATAATCAAATAGGTTCTAAACAAGCTAAAGAATCCCTAGAAAGATTCTCCACGCCGTACAGTCATCCGGAATTTAAAATCGCTGTTGCCACTGCGCTGGAAGCATTGGATAAAGCGATACCGAAAGAACAGGATAATGGCAAATGCTACGAATGTGGGTGGGAATTAAATGAAATTGACAGCTATTGTTCGAACTGTGGACAGAAAATATTGTGGGAGGGATAAACAATGAAAAAAACAAAAATAGAATGGTGGCTGGAGACACCTACATTCACTGAAAAGGGAGAAGTCGAAGTGGAAGATGGAGCCAGCGAAGCAGAAATCGAAGAAATAGTAAAAGAAGAAGTATTTAACTTAATTTCGTGGGGATGGGATGGTGCAAAATGATCAAGATTGAGATGGAGGGCGAAAAGTGAAAGTATACATAGCCGGGAAAATATCAGGAAACGAAAATTATCAAGAAGACTTCCGAAAAGCTCAAGAACGATTTGAAAAAGGAGGGCACATTGTTTTAAACCCAGCATCATTGCCGGAAGGGATGAAACCGAGCGATTACATGAAAATTTGCTTTGCAATGATCGATGTTGCTGACACTGTATTTTTTATTAATGGCTGGGAAAACAGCAAGGGCGCAAATTTGGAGCTAAGCTATTGCCTATATTGCGGAAAAGATACGTCGGAAAGTTGGAGGAAAGAACACTATGACTCTAATCAACACTCATACAAGCGAAATTAACTGCCACAACTGCGAAAACCACACTGAAAACGGCGGTATGTGCCATGGAGTGGGCATAAACGCCGAGGTGCTGATGTGTACGGATTTTTACTTGAAGGAGGAATTGCGGGATGATTGATTTAGAAAATGCGGAATGCATGAGCACAACCATGATGGGCGAAAAAGCTTTCAGGACAAAGCATCTATCAAAGATCTTAGGCGTTAGCGTTGCGACAGTTCAAAAGTATCTGAGAACTGGAAAAATAAAAACATATCCGCGTCATTATATGGGACATGAATATTATGTCACTGAAAGCCAGTTGAGAGAGTATCTGGGTGAGAAAAATGAGTAGCTTCAGCAACGGCATTTACACATTCTTCATCCCGGGGAGATTACCCGGCCTGAATGAGTATACCAGAGCCAACCGGACCCACCGCCAAAATGGTGCAAAGCTTAAAGATGAAACCGATCAATACGTCGCATATTGTGTGATGAATAAGCTTAGAGGACTTGAGATCAAGAACCCAGTTCATATCAAATATACCTGGATCGAGGAAAATCAAAAACGGGATCTTGACAATATCGCATTTGCCAAGAAGTTTATCCAGGATGCTCTGGTAAAGCTTGGCGTTCTGGAAAACGACGGCTGGAAGAATATCACTGGGTTTGAGGATCACTTTGAGGTGAACAAAAAAGAGCCCGGGGTACTGGTGGAGATCGTGGAGGTGGACAATGATCAAGAACTTACGAAAGATCCACAACAAGAAATTTTATAACAACGACAGAGCCGAAGGGCTACCAATCGAATCGAAAGAGTTCGAGGGTATCGCGAGATATATAATATTTGAGGACTCAATGGCCATTACGACGAAGAACAACGGAGTTTTGACCGGGAATATGGATCAGCTGGAAAAACTCTTTAAAGAGGCGTTAAACGTCATAGAAATTTATAGGAGGGATGAAAAATGACATTATCAGAGAAAATAATCGAGATCGCTGAAGAACGGAATGCGACTTTTTCTGAACTGGCAAGGACTGCCGGACTTGATCCGACGATTATTAGTCGCATGGTTAATTGCAAGCGCGTTGGAAACAAGACGATAAGCAAGCTTGTTAAAGCGTTTGGGGAAGATTTTGAGCAGTTTTATCAATATGCGACATGTTGTAAGTGCGGGGAAAAATTTTTGCCGAGAAATTCAAAAGTAAAAGTTTGTTCTGCAAAGTGTTTAAAAGAAAACGCAATTGAAACGCGAGTATCGTGGAAAAAATACCCAGGGCCAAGTTCGGCAGCAAGGGAGACTGACGCCAAACGGTTTGGGTGGGGAGCTAAAGTCAAAGGGCCGGCGGTAAGCATTGCCGAGTATAACAGTGTCGCCCGGAAAGAATACGGAAGTTATGGCCAGCGCGGGGCTACCGAACGATTAGCCCAAAGCGGGACGATGCGGGAAAGTATGGGGCAGGGATGAATTTGATTTGTGACGGATGCTGGAATTATGATGGGGATATATATTTTTGCCTGTTTGTTTGCGGGAAGGGAAAGCAATGAGTGGTGGTATATGGGATTAATAATTGACAACTTTGCAGGAGGCGGTGGAGCCTCCGAGGGAATTGAGCAAGCCATGGGGCGACCGGTTGATATTGCAATCAATCACGATCCCGGGGCAATTGCAATGCACAAAGTAAACCATCCGCATACGAAACATTATTGCGAATCAGTGTGGGATGTAGATCCAATCAAAGCCTGCGAAGGGCGGCCGGTGGATCTGGCATGGTTTAGCCCGGACTGCACTCATTTCAGTAAAGCCAAGGGCGGAAAGCCGAAGGATAAAAACATCCGGGGGCTAGCATGGGTGGCGGTCAAATGGGCGATGCAAGTTCGGCCAACGGTGATAATTTTGGAAAATGTGGAAGAATTTAAAACCTGGGGACCGTTAGGTGATGATAACCAGCCAGATAAAAATAAAACCGGCGAGACTTTTAACAGTTTCGTGGAGCAGCTGAAAATAATCGGGTACCAGGTGGAATTCCGAGAATTGATATCAGCTGATTATGGAGCACCCACCAAGCGAAAAAGGTTCTTTATGGTTTCTCGGTGCGATGGGTTGCCGATATCGTGGCCAGAGAAAAGCCACGGACCCAGGAATAGCAAAGAAGTCGCAATGGGTATTTTGAAACCATATACTCCCGTTTCGGATGTTCTAGATTTTTCAAAGCCCTGTCCATCGATATTTGATACAAAGGAAAATATAAAAGAAAAACATGGACTGCACACAGTTCGGCCGCTTGCTGATAAGACCATGGAGCGGATCGCAAGGGGGATAAAGAAATTTATTATAGATAACCCTGATCCGTTTTTTATTAAAGATCGAACTTCAATGCTGATCCAGTACCACTCGGAAACATTAAGCCATGAGGTCAGAGGGCAAAAGATAAATGATCCAATCATGACGATCGATGGAAGTCCGAGATATGCGTTAATATCATCGCATATTATCCAGATGAATAATAACTCAATTGGAACTGATGCCAAAGACCCAATAAATACAATTGTTGGTGGGCCTGGTCACATGGGAGAAGTCAGAGCTTTTCTCATAAAATATTACGGTCAGGGGATCGGCCAGGATCTTAGGGAGCCGTGCGGAACGGTGGTAAGCCATGACCGGTTTGGATTGGTGACCGTCCATGGAACTGAATATCAAATAATTGATATTGGGATGCGGATGCTGGATCCCCGGGAGTTATTCACCGCAAATGGTTTTCCGCCAGATTACATTATTGATTATGATTCGGATGGTAAGAAGATAACCAAAACCGAACAGGTAAAACGGTGCGGGAACGCGGTACCGCCGGTATTTGCCCGAGAACTGGTGATGGCCAATGTTGTGGAAGTCGAAAAAACCATGGCTTCATAGGAGCAAAGGAGCATCTTATGGGAAAAGTAAAATTCAAACACGAATCAGGCATGGAACCATACTTGATTCATAACAACAAGCGCTACCAGGTACATCAGATAGAATTTGAAGATGGGCGGGGGTATCAGTTGCAATCAACCGATCAGTGGATTAAGTTGAAAAAATCAATAAGCCCCAATTTGCTGGTACAACGATTTTTAAAAGGCAAGCGGTATCAAATTGGACCGATCGGATATCTATACAATGCATATTTCTACGATGGTTTATTGTTTGGCGCAAATGATCGTGAAGGGGTGGTGAAAATAATGCCAATGCCGGTTTGTTTATCAAAAACGTTTAAGCGGCAACTGGATTGTATAAAATTTGCAGAAAAGTACATCGAAGAAAATTATATGGATCAGCAAATGAGTTTGCTGGGCTAAAGAAAATGGAGGAATCATGAATTGCTATAAATGCCCGGAACGAATCGGGAACCTATGCAAGCCGCTGGACGTGCGGTTGGAGCTGGAAAGTGTGGAGCGGGATAAATTGGTGTTTTATAAGCCAAAGGAGTGCCAGGAGGGGAAATCATGCAAGCAATGAAAGCAGTAACCAGGTATCATTGTGAACATTGTGGAAAGGATTTTAGAACGCCTGACAGGCATAGTTGCAAGAAAAACCCAGAATTGAAAAATTGCTTCAGCTGCAAACATTTAACGGGATGGGATTATCCGGATGATAATGAGTATGGTAATGAACCACCCGGGCCGTGCTGCGATTCAAAGAGCGAAGATGCCGATAGTGAATCGTGGGATTTGAGCATAATACAACGAGAAAACTATAATATGCAATGCCCTGGGTGGAAGCATAGAAAGTGAAGGTGCGAAAATGCCGTTTGAAGTAATGGCCATTATCCTGGCATTTGCCACCGGTTCGGTTTGGGGATGGTATGGGCGGAAGTATCGGGAGGGGAAGAGATGATTAAATCTCACCGAGCGATCCGAACCGTTAAAACGAAATCAGCACCAATCAACCAGAAATGCCATGGATGTGGTAAAAGTCTATGTCCGGAACATGCATATTTTAAGCCCGACGATGCAAATCAGGCGATTAATAACAATGCGGGTGTTTGGTGTTCGGCGTGCTATGAAAAACGGTTTGAGCAGCATGTCAAAACGGACGCTGAGATTTACAAGGATAAGTTGGTCAGGATGTTTGTTGGAATGAGTCGGGAGACAGATAAGGAATTCGGGCTTATGGCGATTGCTGAAATGATCCGAAAAATTGAGGTGTGAAGTGAATGATTGAAGTATGGTATCGAGTGCATGTGGTAGGTATTGGGTGGTCCGGTTTCAGAGTTGGATTGGCGATTTCAGAAATGTGCAAAGCAGTAGAAAAAGGTGGATCTGGAATTCAGGAAAGGCTCGAAGAAATAGCCAGATCATGTGAAGCAGTGGCTAAAGCTTTGCGTCCAGAAATTGAATCAATAAAAGAAATAAGTCTCAAGAGCTTCGATTATTATTCACCGCCAGATGAAAAGAAAATCTACCAGGCTGAATACCGGATGAAAAGCAATGTGAAAAACTATGGGTACAAGCAGAACTACCGGAAAAGGATGTTTTGTGTTGGAGATAGAGGGAATTATAGGAGGTTTTGAAAAGTGAAATTATTAGAATTGCAGCAAATTTTGGGTGAACGAGTACGGATCGCAAGTGATATGGCCATGTCGCCAGAGGAACGCAACAAAGAGAACCAGACCTCCGACATGATCGCGAAGCTGGCAAAACAGATGATTAATAATGCCGATGTCGTGTTACGTGGTGAAAAATTAATGTCTGAAGGCAAAGTTAAAGAAAGTGCGATCAGCGAAATGATCAAGTAGGTGTGGTTGTGGGAAGTTATCATAAATACACTGCTGAAGAAAACGAATACCTGCAAATTAAATGGTTGACCACTGCAAGCGAAGATTTAGTTATTATTTTCAATGAAAAATTTAATGTGGGCCTAAGTTTATGTGCGCTAAAGACGCATTGCCTTAGATTGTTTGGGGCCAAAAAGTGCAGAACCAACAGAAACGGATGGGTAAGGCCTAAGCGAAGTAGATTTAATATTGGCGATGAAACTTTCGAAAAATACACTTGGGTCAAAGTTAACAACGATAACGAAGATCCTAGATTAGGAAAATACAAAAGCAGAAACTGGGAAAAGAAGCACTTCATTGTTTGGAGAAGTGCCAATGGCGGCATACCGGACGGTCATGTGATTATATTTCTAGATCAAAATAGACACAATTGCGATCTAGAAAATTTATATTGTGTCACGCTTGAGATTCGAGCAATCATGGCTAAAAACCGCTGGTTCTCAACCGACCCAGTAGCAACTCTAACGGCAATTAAATATTGTGAACTGCTTTATGCGATAAGGCGAAGGTGATTAGGAGGTTTTAGATGGATTATCTGATAGGTGATTACATAAAGAAATTCAGGAAAATGAAAAAAATAAATCAGCAAGAATTAGGAATTAAACTAGGCGTATCGGCGGCTATGATTAGCCAGTGGGAACGTGGCAAAAGAAACCCCAAGGAAGATTCTATAAAAAAAATTTGCGTTGCGCTAGGGATCACAGTAAATGATTTAATCATCACTGTATATAAGTCGAACGAGGACGCACGCTCACTATTGTTTGATTATTCATTCGAATTGGTGCCAATCGAATGGGATGTAAGAAGTTGCGACAACTGCAAACATTCAAAAACTCACAAATCAGAGCCGCCATGTAGCCCGTGCCATGGATGGCTTCGCGGAGCAAAGAGAAAGCAATGGGAACCAATAGTAGGAAAAGAAAATGCCCTTCTTGAAGCCTTTGATCAATTAAACGAAGCGGGCAAGAAAAAGGCAGTTGAATGGGTAGCGCTGATAGCGAAAGCGCCAGAATATCTCGACAACAAAGGTGATTGTTGAAAATTTGGCATGAAAAAAGGGCTTTCGCCCCGATAGAATACTTCACAAATTTATTTTATCAGAGGGGGAAGCGGATGTCAAATAAAGCGGTTTGTCGGCCGAAGGATAAGCGGAAAGATGAAATACTCAGGGGATATGAGTATCAAATGGAATTGACCCACAGCCTTGAAAATGAGCTGGAAACATTGATTGCAGGGGCCACCAAAACCACCAGCGTCATCACAGACATGCCACGGGGAGGCGACGGTCTGGATTCTGGCGACTGGATAGCAAAGTGGGAACCCCTACAATTGCAAATTAAAGCGGAAATTGATGAATCTGTCAAGGTTCGGTCTGAAATTATGGGGTATCTGGATCAGGTAAAAATACCGAAATTGCGGACGGTATTGCAGCTGACCTATGTTGAATGCATTACTCAAGAAGAAATTGCGGAAAGAATGCACTATAGTTCGACTCAGTGGGTGCGGGAATTACTGAATCGGGCATTGGAACAAATTATTATTTAAATACTTGCTGTTAATATAACAAAATGCATTTTATAATTTATAATGCGGAGGTTTCCTAATTAAGCCGCATTTAACCGAAATAATGAGGCGTCCGAAAGGGCGTCTTTTTTATACTCAAAATTCAAGGAGAAACAAATGCCAGATAATAAATGTGATAAAAAAGAATGCCAATATTGCCGAGATGGCGAATGCTTGGATAAGCAGACCTTAAAAGACCCAACGAAGCAAACAGGGTGCCTGATTTGCAAAGGGTGTACGCATGACGACCCATAAAGTTGAGGTTATGACGCTCTGCAGCCGGTGCGCCGATGTTATCCGGGAAGATGATGGGCAGACGATCAGGCGGGTTGATGAACGACAGAAGATCCAAGAACCCTGTTTTATTTGCGGACATAAAGGCTGGGACTATGAGGTGAAAACCAAGGAGGTAAACCATGGCTAGTTATGCGAGAAAACCACAAACGATTGAGGCACATCAATGGAATGGCGATATAACCGAGAAAATGCCGGAATGGTTGTACGATGCGATTATGGATGGTGAGCGGTTTGTTATGAAGGGCCGAGGGCTTTTCTTGAGAACTGGGGAAGAAGCCGAGGGTGATTACCTCGTTGACGATGGCGATTATATTGTCAGGGAAGCTGATGGGGATATTTCAACCAGGCATCCGGGAGTTTTTGAGAGTGAGTGGTATTTGCTGAAGTAGGAATTCCAAAAAGAAACGAATGAGAGGTGGTGAGATTGCCAAGAGCACCGAATGAAAATGTTGAGAAAGCAAAAGAATTATTTGATCAAGGTAAAAAAATGGTTGAAATCTCAACCGCTCTCAATGTACCAGAAGGGACGATTCGTAGCTGGAAAAAGAGATACAATTGGGATTGCAACGTTGCAAATAAAAAACGCAACGTTGCAAATAAAAATAACGAGAAGCGCATCAAAAGAAAATCTTCTATTCCTGAGGTGGAGTCGGTCATTGGCAATTCCGATTTAACCGACGAACAACGGCTTTTCTGCCTTTACTATTGCAAGTCATTTAATGCGACAAGGAGTTACCAGAAAGCGTATGGGTGCGACTATGAATCAGCTATGGCAAATGGTAGTAGAATGCTAAGAATTGATAAGGTCAAAGATGAGGTAATGAAGCTTAAACAGGAGCGTTATGTGAGGTCATTCATCAGCGAGGAAGACATCTTCCAGAAATACTGGGACATAGCATTTGCCGATATCACCGACTTCTTATCATTCGGGCGCCGTGAAGTTCCGGTCATGGGAGCCTTTGGTCCTGTTGAGGTTGACGATGGATTTGGGAACAAAGTCCCACTCATGAAAGAAATTAACGTCGTCGAGTTCAGGGAGTCATCCGAGGTGGACGGATCAATCCTTGCCGAAGTTAAACAGGGCAAAGATGGTGCCAGCATTAAACTGGCCGACCGCATGAAAGCCCTCCAATGGCTATCTGATCATATGGACCTTGCAACGACCGAACAGCAGGCAAAAATCAATAAGATAAATACCGAAGTCACAAAAATGTCAGATGGCGGGGAATCTTTTGAAGACGATGGTTTCCTTGAAGCTTTATCTGGAAAGATTGGTGAAGTATGGGAAGCCGAATAAAACAAGCCATTTTCAAGTTTAAAGCGTTCTCTAAGAAACAAATGAAGGTCTTAACCTGGTGGATGCCAGAGAGCCCGATGTATGACAAAGAAGGCATCATTGCTGATGGCGCGATCCGGTCAGGCAAAACCTTATCCATGTCATTATCATTCGTTATATGGGCCATGACGTCATTTAACAACCAAAACTTTGGGATGTGCGGAAAGACCATTGGTTCATTCCGGAGAAATGTTTTGTTCTGGCTGAAATTAATGCTCAAGTCCAGGGGATATAAAGTCCAGGATCATCGGGCCGACAACTTGGTGACGATATCCCGCGGGGGCGTAACGAATTACTTTTACGTGTTCGGTGGCAAAGATGAACGATCGCAGGATCTCATCCAGGGGATCACACTGGCCGGGATCTTCTTTGATGAAGTCGCACTGATGCCCGAATCTTTTGTTAACCAAGCCACTGGGCGTTGTTCTGTGGATGGATCAAAGTTCTGGTTCAACTGCAACCCGAACAATCCGCGGCACTGGTTTAAAGTTAACTGGATTGATAAGAAGGACGAGAAGAATTATTTATATCTCCATTTCACCATGGATGATAATCTTAGCCTAACTGAAAAGATAAAAGCCAGATACCGCTCAATGTATAGCGGTGTTTTTTATGAACGGTTTATATTGGGCCTCTGGAAAGCAGCTGAGGGGGTCATATATCGACAATTTGCCGACAACCCAAGCAAGTACATCATTGAGCTGACCGACGAGTTAAAAGAGCAACTAAGACGCGATCTTGAGTTTATATCAATCGGCATGGACTTTGGGGGGAATCGGTCTCTGACAACTTTCGTGGCCTCTGGTTTCACTCATAACTTTAGATCGGTCATTGTTTTGGCCGATCATGCGATAAAAGGCCAGAAGGGCGATATCGACAGCGATCTGGTCAATCAGGAATTCATTGCGTTCTACCGAGAATTAGAGCAGCTTTTCCCAGGGATCCCAATCAGATATTGCTTTGCTGATAATGAGGCTCAATATTTGATTAATGGATTGTATAAGGCGTGCAAAAATGCAGGGTTGCCGATTAAGATCGGAGACAGTGCCAAGATCAGGATTGTTGAGCGGATCCGATGCTGCAACACTTTATTGAACCGGGAACGAATTAAGATATTAAGTTGTTGCACTGCCTTGATTGGTGGGTTATCATCGGCGGTCTGGGACAAGAAAGCCAGTGATGCTGGTAAAGACGTGCGGTTGGATAACTTTAGTACGGATATAGATATCTTGGATGCTTTTGAGTATTCATTTGAGCAGTTTATTAATAAGTTGATTGGAGGTTAACCGTGAACATAAACGCAGTAGTAGATTATTTAAATAAAGCGAACGGCTATGACGTGCCGACCAGCTATTATGCCTACATTCAAGAGTGGGAAGACTGGTGGAAGGGTTATTATAAGCCATTCCATGATTTTACCGAGACCGGGTACAGCGGGAAAACGAAAAAGCGCCAGATCTATTCCCTGAAAATGGCAAAGAAAGTATGTGAAGATTGGGCCAGTATTCTGCTTAATGAGAAGACTGAGATAGTAGTTGATAAAAATAAGAATAACGATTTTGTTGATTCTGTTTTTGAGCTCAATAATTTCTGGCAAGCGGCGAATGAGTTAATTGAGAAAACATTCTACTCAGGCACCGGCGCTTTTGTTTTGCGGTTCGAAAACCTAAAGCTGGTTGGTGAAAAAGCAATCGGGGACAAAGATACAGAGATCCGCATTGAATTCCTGAACGCCTTAAACATCATCCCCTTATCGATTAGATATGGCAATATCATCGATGTAGCCTTTGTTTCGGACGTGATGCTGGGCGGAAAAAACTATGTCTATGTTGAGACACATATTCTGACTGATACCGGTTATGAGATAACAAACCGATATTTTAAAGAAGATGCCGGAACATTAAACCCGATCCCGCTACCTGAGGGGATGATTGAAGGGTTTTCGACCCAGTCAGACATCCCGTTATTTTCAATCATGAAGCCGAACATCGTCAATACTATCGATGGTGCAAATGGGTTGGGGATGTCAGTGTTTGCAAACTCAATCGATAACCTACAGGGAGTGGATCTTTGCTATAACAACTTCAATCGCGACTTTAAGCTGGGCGGGAAGAAAGTGTTCATCAATGATTCGCTTGTCACAACAACTGACAGTGGGGAGAAAATCACCCCGGATGATACGGCACAACAGCTGTTCATTCAGTTTGGCGATGACTTCCTTGATAAGAACGGTAGCAATAAGCTGATTCAAGAGTTTAACCCGTCGCTGAGGGTCCAGGAAAACATTGACGGCCTACAGGCCCAGTTGGACTACCTGAGTTTTAAGTGTGGGTTTGGGACCAAGCATTATCAGTTCAATGCCGGATCCATCATCACAGCGACGCAGTATGTCGGGGATAAGCAGGAACTGATGCAGAACGCCAGTAAAAATTACATCGTTGTTGAGCGGTCATTGAAAACATTGGTCAGATCAATCATGTGGGCAGGGAAGAACATTTGCGGAATTGCGCTGGACGAAGACCCGGAAATCAAAGTGATCTTTGATGACAGCTATATTGTCGATAAGGAGTCGGAGCTATTAGCTATGCAGCAAGACGTTGCCAGCGGGTTGGTCCGGCCAGAGATCTACATTGCCAAGAAATACGGCGTTACAGCAGAAGAAGCGCTTAAGATGATGCCGGCGGCGAGCACAACGGTTCCGGATAATCCATTCGGCGAAGGACCTGGTACTGAATAATGCTTACACCTGATCAACTAAAGGATATACCGGATTATTTTGTCGGCCTTTACCAAGATCTGGAAGCATTTGTCATTAAAGACTTTGCCCGGCGGGTTGCCAAAGCCGGTAAAATTACTGCAACAGCCGAATGGCAAGCCATCAGGGCGAAAGAAATTGGTGCTGCCTTATCTGAACTCGAAAAAGAAATTAAGCGAGTCACAGAGTTTTCACAGGACGAAATTGATGCATTGATGAATGATGTCGCAGATTTATCTCTAAATAATGATGGACCGATATATGAACAACTGGGAAAGAAAGCGCCAAACATCGAAAAATCAGTCACGCTACAGAGCTACATTGCGGCCGCCGCTGAACAGACAAAGGGAGAGCTTTTCAATATGTCCCAGTCTTTAGGGTTTGCCCGGAAAGTCGGTAACAAGATTGAATATCTTCCAATGTTTGAGTTTTACAACAAGTCATTGGATTTGGCGCAGTTTCAAGTGTCAACCGGGGTGCTGGATTACAACACCGCTACCCGGAATGCGGTTAAGCAGATTGCCCAAAGCGGTTTGAGGTGGGTTGATTATGAATCGGGTTGGCACAACCGGGTTGATGTGGCCGCCAGACGGGCAGTGATGACCGGCGTTAATCAGATGTCGAGCAAGATGAATAACCAGGTCGCAAAAGATCTGGACGCTGATTATGTGGAAGTAACAGCTCATTCCGGGGCGAGACCTGATCACGCTGAATGGCAGGGGAAAGTGTTTAAGATTCATGGCAGCGCAAAAGGATATCCGAATTTAGCAGCAACTACCGGGTTGGGAACCGTAACGGGATTATGTGGGGCAAATTGCCGTCATAATTACTATGCATTCTTCCCGGGGATATCGATTCCAACATATTCCGAAAAAGAACTGAAAAGAATCGACCCAGAACCGTTCGAATTCGAAGGCAATACCTACAACCACTACGAAGCCACCCAGAAGCAAAGACAGATCGAGACGGCCATGCGACAAAGCAAAAATGAGCTGATCGGTTATGATGCGATTGGGGACAAAGAGGCCTTTACAATTGCCAGTATAAAACTTCAAAGACAAAAGCAGTTTTATAAAGAGTTTAGTAAAGAAGCGGGGTTGCCGTTACAGAATGAGCGAAATCAGGTGGTTAAGTTTGATAAGAGTGTTAGCCAGAAAAGTGTTTGGGCTGGTAAAAAATAATAACAAGATGAAGATTTGAAAATTACAAAAGCAGAGCGGGCAATGTAAGACGGGCTCTGCTTTGATTATTCATTCAGAAAAAGTTTATGTTTAGAAGCATATATAAAACAATCGATATGAAATAATCGAATTGATCTTAAGTAGTTTGTAATAATTAGACAAAAGGAACTAAATCCTTAATTGTCTTGATGTGGTCGAGTATTGAGCTTACATTTCGCGAGAACCGGCCTTCCATGTAAATAATACCTTGATCGGTGATGCTTGAAATGATAATCTCTCCATCGCCATACAAGCAATCGATAAGACCGGCCCTATTGAGCTCTCGACAAGTTTCGAGGCAATCTTGAAATGACCACTTAGGTACGTAATTATCATTAATCATTCTACTGTTGCCAAACTTCTTTGCCTTATCTTTTGGGGTCCCAGTTGATCTGGCATCACAATAGTCCTTATAAAGCAAGCATATTAAAGCATCTGAATCTTTAGTAAGTGAATATTCCATTAGTTTATTTCCCCTTTCAAATATTTCAGTGGTAGTGACACTGATAAATTAAGTATAGGATCAGGATAAAGAATAAACAAGTAGGATTTGAAATTATGTAATGAAAAGTACTGATATTGTAACCAAATTAGTGAAATATTGGAGATGAAGCGTTAAAAAGAAGTTTGGAGGTGAGTAGGAAATGCATCATTATATTACGAAATACTGGGAAGACGGCGTTCATTATGCCGTTTCATGGATTCAAATTAATTTGTTTAATTGGAGTTTTTGCTTGTTTCAACGAAAAATAGTAATTCCATAGGAGGTTTAAAATGGCTGATGTTGGATTAAATTATATTGCTGTTACCGATAGCAATACAGGTGAAGTGCTTGGTTTTATTAACCTGACAGATGGAGAGACAATCCAAGCTGAAGGAGTCGATATCCGTATGGGATATGGCGAGCCTGAGTTTATTGACTGTGACGGCAAAGTTTTTATGAATGTTAACCCGGCACCTTAACCGGTGCTTTTTTATTGCCCAAAATCTTGAGTAAAGGAAGTGGTCGATAATCTCCCCGCGCCGGGGTTAAGGTGCGACCTGGATAAGTCGTTAAACGGTCTATTTTTAATACCTAAAATTCGGCTACCCTGCAAGCCTATGAAAGCAGGACCATGGGTGACAGCGACCACCTAAAACGCTTAGTGGGAAAGGATAAGAAACATGAAAACCGAAGACTTAACAGCACTGGGGCTGTCAGAAGACCAAATCAAGAGCGTATTTGCGCTAAATGGAACCGATATCGAGAAATACAAAGCGGACGTTGAAAAGCAGAAGCAGGAAGTAATTAAAGCCAAAGAAGAACTGGAAGGCGTCAAAACCCAATTAGGGGAAGCGAACACAGCAATCAAAGGCTTTGAAGAATTGGACGTGGAAGGTATTAAGAAGGCCGCCGAAGAGTGGAAAACCAAGTATGAACAGGATACAGAAGCCCTTAAAAACCAAATGTCTACAAAAGAGTATGAATTTGCAGTAGATAAGTTTTTGGGTGGCGTTGAGTTTAGTTCAGAGCTGGCCAAAAAGGCAGTGCTCTCAGAGTTTAAAGAAAAAGGCTTCAAGCTGGAAGAAGGAAAGTTCTTAGGGGCTGATGATTATATCACATCCCTTAAAGCAAGCAATCCAGCGGCGTTTGTGGCTGATAAAGCACCCGAACCAGAGCCCCCGGGGGTTGTTGTGAATACCGGTGGAACCCATGGTGGTGGCATTAGAACCATCGATCATAACGCTATTTCAGATGATCAATTCTTTGAAATGGCGTTCTCAAAAAAATAATAATTTTAAATTTAGAAGGAGAAACAAAAAATGGCAAACGAATTTTTAGATGTAAAAGTAATAGCAAGACTTACCTTGCAACGATTAATTGAAAACATGGTATTCCCAAATCTGATCTATCGAGACTTCTCAAACGATTTTCAACCCGGTAAAGGGGCAAAGATCCAGGTCAAAAAGCCAGTTGTTCTGGAAGCGAAAGATTTCGACGAAACAAACGGCGTTACCGCACAGGACATCAAAGAGTCCAGTGTAGAAGTAACCCTGGATAAGCTGGCCACGGTCGATGCAGAATGGGGAGCAATTGCAGGAGCAACCAGTATTGACGATCTTAACCGATTGTTTATTGAACCTTCGGCGGTGGCTCTGGCTGAAAAGATCAATAGCGACGGTTTGTTCCTGTACAAGGATATTCCTTACACTGCTGGTGTCGCCGGGACAACCCCTGCATCACTGAGTGTTATCGCCGATGCACGAAAAGCATTAAACATCAATAAGGTGCCGCTAGCTGGACGTGTGGCCGTATGGGACCCAGAGGCGGAAGCATCACTAAGCACTTTGGATGCGGTTGCCCATGCTGAAAAATCAGCAAGCACAGATGCCCTTCGCGAAGGTGAATTGGGGCGGTTGTATTCATTCAATAACTTTATGGCTCAGGGGATCAAAACACACACCGCGGGAACTTTGGTTGTTGGCGGTGGAACCAGTCCTAAGATTGTTCCTAAAGCCATCGTCGCCGAAGGAGCTACCGGCCTGACTCTGGCCGTTACTGGCGGGACCAGCCCAACTTTAACCGGGACACTGGTTAAAGGCGATATCTTGACAATTAAAGGTAAAACTTACACCGTCTTAACTGGCGGAACAGCTGCCTCAGATGAATTGGCTGTGACTGTTTACCCAGCCCTGCCAGCACTGGCCGTGACTGACGCCATCACAGTGACTGCAAGCCATACTGCAAACCTTGGTTTTGCACCACAGGCTTTTGCATTTGTTACCCGTCCGCTAACATTACCTTCTGGGGTTGAAGCATATGTTGTTTCTTACAATGGCGTTTCTATGCGTGTTGTTAAGGGATATGACATCAAATATAAGAAAGAAACGATCTCCATGGACGTGCTCTATGGTTACAAAACCATGTATCAGGAGCTGGCTGTTCGTATCTTAGGTTAAGACAATGGCCTATGTAGACTCTACTTACTACACGGCCACTTATGGAGGAAAGCTGGTAAAGTCTGATGATTTCATCCGGCTTTCCTCCATGGCTACGGCCTATATTAACCAGGTAACTCAGGGCAGAATCATGGATGATGTCACCGATCCCGTTAAGATGGCCACTTGTGCGGTAATGGATGAACTTTTTAAGCAAGAAAAGGGACCAGAGATTGCCAGTGAATCAGCTGGCAAAGAATCAAGATCCTACGTGGCATCGGGTAAATCAAATGAACAGAAACTCAACGAAGCGGCCAGAGTATGGCTGGCAAATACCGGGTTATTGTATCGAGGTTTGGAATGATTACCAATGCTGATATGACAATCTACAACAAATATTATGACCGCATATTGGAGAAAGATGTTTATTGCCGGACGTATCTTTATGGTATTAACTGGCAGGGATCCCGGGCGGTGACAGTAAACGACAAAGGTTTACTAACAGCTGATATCACAGAGGTTCTGATTGACCGGGATGTGACCACAGACAAGATTTACTTGAAACCTAAAGCGTGGGCAAGATCGAATCAGAAGGATCAGTATTTCACACTAAATGCCGGCGACATTATTGTCAAAGGAATTGTTGACTTTGATCTGACAGGCGTTAAGCCAAACAATCTGGATGGCCTAAAAAATGCCTATGACGATGTATTTACCATCATTTCCGTTGTTGATCTGACAGATGCGTCACTTCCTCATTGGGAGATTGGAGCGAAATAATGAACACGAAAGTTAAGATCAACATAGATCCCACCGAAAAGATTTTATTAAAGCGCGGGCTTGATAAAAACGGTAAAGCGCAAAAGTTCATGACGCATGAAATTAGGCGGATGAGTGATAAATATGTGCCGAAGCGGTCAGGGCCTTTGAAAAACACAGCTGTGGAAAAGCCGGGATCAATCGAATATATCCAGCCTTACTCACGGCGTCAATGGTATGAGCATAAAGGAAAGGGCTTGCGGGGAAGACAGTGGTGTTTGCGAATGTGGTCCGATCGTGGCAAAGAGATTGTAAAATCAGTAGCGGATGTGGCGGGAGGTAAAATCAAATGACGATTATAAAATACATCCGAGATTTTATCAAGACCTGTCCATACCTGGATGAGTATCACCGGGGGATTGGTGTTGATTACCTCAAAGAAGACGCCACGGCCTACATGATCGAAAGTGTTCCGGTAGATCCTATCTTCAAGAAATACACGGATGGCGGGTCCGTGCGACAGTTCGCTTTTAACTTTTGCAGCCGAGAGCCTTATGGTTCTGATGTGCTTGAGAATTTAGATAATATCGGTTTCTTTGAACACTTTTCAGAATGGTTAGAGATCTGGACGGATTCTGGCGATTTGCCAGCGATGAATGAAAATCAAATCCCGGTATCAATCCAGGCGACCACCCCGGGATATATGTACAACAATGAATTGGATAAAGCACAGTACATTATACAGTGCAATTTTAAATATAAGCAGGAGGCTTAAAACATATGAGTGAAGTATTAGTAAAAAGAAGTGATAAGGTCGCCTTTTATGGCGTGCCTTCAGGAACCCCAGGGACGATTGCGTACCACAGAATGAGAAGCTTTACGGATTCCAGCACGAGTAAAAACGCGAAAGAGTACAGCCGACAATATACGGATGAAGATTTCGAACGGACCGATTTAATCGGGTTTAGCCCGTCGATGGCTTATGGGTTTGATCAATATACAGATAACCCGGTTCATGATGATATTGTGGCGCTGACTGACAATGAAACGTTAGGAACGGCGGCAATTCGATCTATCATCATAGTGGACATGACTGATTTTACTACAGTTGCCGAAGTGACTACATATGCTGCCAGAAAACGTGATTTTACTGTTATTCCTGACAGCGAGGGCGATTCTATGGACGCGTACACCTACAGCGGTACGTTGAAGTCAAACGGCCCTATTGTAAAAGGCACTGTTGTGCTGGATGCTGATAAAAAAATCGCAACATTTACCGTAGCAGCTTAAGGAGGATTAACTAATGATAGAAATTAATGGTGTTCCACTTGAATTAGATTTAATGGATGCGGACGTTGCCGATTCTTTTCAGGATGCAATCAATGAATTAAACATCAAAGCAGAAAAAACGGATCGGCTGGGCGATGCGATCCGCCAACAATGCGTGATCGTCAACGATTTCTTTGACAAAGTGTTTGGAGATGGCGCTTCAGAGGCTGTTTTCCAAGGGAAAATGAACTTAAAAAACTCACTGGCGGCGTTTGAAAAAGTGATCAATGAGATCCCGAACGCACAAGAGACCATCCACGAGCTTACGTCAAAATACGCAAAAAAAGCAGCGAAACCGATGGATCATTTGCCTAAAACAAAGCCGGTTACTAACAAGAAGTTCGTTCCGGCAAAATGAATCTACTGACAAAGGAGCTACCGCAAACAGTGGCGGTTGATGGGGTTGATTATCCAGTTGATACTGATTTTCGGTTGATGATTGAGTTTGAAATTATCATAAATGGACCCGGGACAATGGAAGAGAAGGGCGAAATGACAACCCCACTTGTTGACCGTTTTTTTTGTGGCAACACGGATTTTGATGTCAATCTTGCCATTGAGCGGTTCATGTGGTTTTACAGATGTGATGATCAACCCCAAAAAACCAACGAGAACAACGATGAAAAGGATAAAGCGCCACGGCCTGTTTATTCCTTCGACATTGATGCACCATTGATTTACGCGGCGTTTCTGGACCAGTATAGCATTGATTTAGTACGCATTGACTATTTACACTGGTGGGCGTTCCGGTCGTTGTTGTCGGCATTGCGAGATGACCATGAATTTAAAAAAGTCGTGGGGTATCGGACGATGAAGATCACGAAAGATATGTCCCCGGAACAAAAGAAGGCCTACCGGGAATTAAAACGGATACATCGGCTGCCTGACTATCGGTCAGAAGAAGAAAAGGAAAGCGAATTTGCCAACAGCCTGGACGCTTTGTTTTAGGAGGGGATGGATATTGAAAAAAAAGTGAAGTGCCCACATTGCGGGTACGAGATGCCCATAACGTACGACGATGAATGCGCAGAAAGTAAAGGTGTATTCGTTGTTTGTAAAGGGCGTAATTGTAAGAAAAAATTTGAAATTAAAATAGAAAAAGTCAAGTAGAGCCTGAGATGCCGATGACGAATCACAACACAAAGGTGGTGAGAACTCATTGGCAGATGGCAAAATTATAGTCGAAACCGGATTAGACGCAAATGGCCTAAAAAAAGATTTAGTCAATCTTGAAAAGGCAGCCAAATCTGGGACGTCAAGCATTAAACAGCAAATTGAAGACATCGGCGATGCAAGTGATAAGGCAGGCGGGAAAGTATCAGATCTTGGTGGAAAACTTTCATCCATGGGAAGTATCGCAGCAAAAGGGCTTACTGTTGCAGCATCAGCAATTGCAGCAGCGGGAGCAGCTCTGGCAGCAGCTGGTGGATACGCCATTAAAATGGCCAGCGATTTATCTGAGGTTCAAAATGTCGTTGATACCACGTTTGGTGCCAACGCCGATACGATTAATAAATGGTCTAAGGATGCTGGTACCGCATTC